GCTACTGGGGAACCGGGAAGTCCTTCCTCATGCTCGACTGGGCCGCGAGCGTGGCGACCGGACGGCCCTGGCAGGGCAGGGCCACCGAGAGCGGGAACGTGCTCTACGTCGCCGCGGAGGGCGCCCACGGCCTCGATCAGCGCCTGCGGGCCTGGGAGACCGCCTGGCGGCGCACCATCGACCCGGCGACCTTCCACGTCCTGCCCGTGCCCGTCCAGCTCGGCAACGAAAGGCAGGTCCGCGAGCTGCGGGCGATCACCCGCGACCTACGTCCCACCCTGCTCGCGATCGACACCGTCGCCCGCTGCGCCGTCGGCCTCGACGAGAACTCGGCAAAGGACATGGGCCAGGTCGTCGACGTGCTCTACCGGCTCCGCGACGAGACCGCCGACGGCACCGTCGGAGCCGTCCACCACACCGGCAAGGACCGATCCACCGTCCGCGGATCGTCCGCGATCGAGGCCGGCGTCGACACCGTCTACCAGATCGAGGGCGACCCGTCGCTGCTGAAGCTGTCCCGCACGAAGCGCAAGGACGGGCCCACGATCGACGAGCACCAGCTCCGCCTGGAGGCGATCCCCGGCACCGGATCGGTGGTCATTTCGGCCACGCAAGGCAGTGATAGTCCACCGTCCGCGGAGACCCTGCTCTCTCGCTACGACTCTCACTTCGGCGGGCTCGGCGGGGCCACCTCGGCGGCGCTGAAGGCGGCGTCGGGACTGAGCGACCCGACCTACTACCGGGCGCTGAATCACCTTGTCACGCAAGGGATTCTGGTCAACACGGGCACGAAGTCACGACCTGTCTACCAGAGGACAGGTGAGTGATGACCACTCGACGACTCTCACTACTCTCACTGACTCTCACTCCCACTCCCGTCACTCTCTCTCATTCCCCATGCCTATATAGGCATGGGATGAGAGTGACGGCGATTGAGAGAGTGCCGTGAAGACCTTCCTGACTGCCTTCCTCGTGGCCCTTCCAATCGCCTACGTCGTCGTGGTCGCCGTCGAGGACAGGTGGCGCCGATGACCGCCGACCGCTGGCCGCGCTGCCCGCGCTGCGACGCCGTCTACCACGACGGCTTTCCCGACCTCGTCATCCACCGGCCCGGATGCGAGTACGTCCACACCGACCCGAAGACCTGGAGCAGCCATGAGTAACCACACCGTCACCCTGGAGGCCGGCGACGTCCGCCGCGCCGCCGCGTTCCTCGCCCACCACCTCGACGGCAACGGCGACGGCCTGGCCGACGTGCTCGCCGAGGCCGTCGAGCTGCACCGCTCGGTGAACCTGCTGTTCGCGGTGACCGCGCTGTTCGGCGAGCTGATCCCCGAGCTGCGGACCCCGAGCGGGATCGCGCTCGTGCGCGAGGCCGTCCTCGTCATGGCTGCACAGGAGTCGGCGTGACCTTGACCCCCTGCCTCGTGTGCGGCGAGCCGACAACCGGCTCCCGCTGCCCCGAGCACGCTCGCAAGCCTGACCGACCGCACACGCGGGCCCTCGGGTACTCCCACGCCTGGGACAAGCTCAGTCGCCAGGCTCGCAGGTTGCAGCCGTTCTGCCTGGACTGCGGGACCGTCGACGACCTCACCGTCGACCACCTGCCGCAGGCCTGGGAGCGCAGAGAGCAGGGCCTCGCCGTGCGACTGGAGGACGTCGAGGTCGTGTGCCGCGTGTGCAACAGCCGTCGCGGAGCCGCTCGCGGACGGGCAGTGAGGGCGGACGATGGTCGCTCGGGAACCTCGGGCATAGCGGAATCTGCGACTCTCACCGCGGAGCGGACGTGAAGGCGGGCCCGAAGGCGCCGGTCACCGCGCCTCCCCTGGACCTGAGCCACCTCGGCCCGATCGGCTGGAAGCGCGTCGACGCCTTCGCCCGCGAGTACCTGAAGGTCCCGAAGGGCGAAGGTGCTCGGGGACCGTTCCGGCTGCGGAAGTGGCAGCTCGACATCGTGAAGGGCCTGTACCCGATGCGGGGTCCTCGGCCGCGCCAGGGCCTGCTGAGCCTGCCCCGCGGCAACGGGAAGACCGCGCTCGCCAGTGTGCTCGCCGCCTATGGCCTGTTCGCCGACGACGTCGAGGGCTCGCAGGTCCTCGTCGTCGCCTCCGACGAGCGCCAGGCGGGCCACGTCTTCCGGGCCGTGCGCCGCATGGTGGAGCTCGAGCCTCGCCTCGCGGAGCAGGTGCAGGTGTACGCCGATCGGCTCTACGTCCCGCACACCGACTCCGAGCTTCGGGTCCTGCCGGCCGAGCCGGGCGCCCTTCAGGGATGGGACCCGACAGTGATGATCGTCGACGAGCTGCACGTCGTCACCGAGCCTGTCTGGGAGGCCGTCACCTCGGCGGCCGGCAAGCGGGCCCGCTCCCTCACCCTGGCGATCTCGACGCCTGCCGAGACCCCGGACTCGGTGATGTGGAAGCTCGTCGAGCACGGCCGCCGCGGGGACGACAAGAGCTTCCTGTTCCGCGAGTACGCCGCCCCGGACGGCTGCGCTCTCGACGACGAGGCCGCGTGGAAGATCGCGAACCCTGCTCTCGGGGACTTCCTGCACGTCGACGCGCTCCGGGCGACGATGCGGACGACCAGGGAGCCCGCGTTCCGCCGCTACCGGCTCGGCCAGTGGACGGGCCTGGCGGAGACGTGGCTGCCCTGGGGAGCGTGGGACCTCGTCGCCGACCCGGATCGGCGCGTCGAGCCTCGCGAGCGAATCGTCCTCGCGTTCGACGGCTCGGCCTCGGGCGACTCGACTGCGCTCGTCGGCTGCACGATCGGCCCGGACCCGCACCTGTTCGTCGTGGGCCTGGGGGAGGACACCGGGGACCGTGGCTGGCGCGTGCCGCGCACCGAGGTCGACGCGGTCGTCGCGGGCGCGTTCGCGAAGTGGGACGTCGTCGAGCTCGCCGCGGACCCGTGGGGCTGGCGAAGCGAGATCGAGACGTGGGCGAAGCGTCACGGCGACCGGCGCGTGCTGGAGTGGAACACCGGCGCCGCGCAGCGCATGGCCCCGGCGACCGACCGGCTCTACCAGGCGGTGATGACCAGGACGGTCACGCATGACGGCGACCGTCGTCTCGCCGCGCACGTCGCGCACTGCGTGGCGAAGTCGACGCCGATGGGCGACCTCGTCACGAAGGACAAGCGCGGGTCCCCTCGCAAGATCGACGCCGCCGTCGCGGCGATCGTCGCGCTCGACCGTGCCGCCTGGCACACCCTCAGACCCTCCAAACGAAAGGCCGTGTCATTCCGATGAGCGATCCCCTGAAGACCCTGAGCGACAAGCTCGACACCACCCTCCCCGAGCTGACCCGGCTCGACTCCTACTGGCACGGCGACCAGCCGGCCGCGTTCCTGGCCCCGGCTGCACGGGAGGCCCTCGGCAACCGGCTTCGGGTGCTGAGCGTCAACTTCCCCCGGCTGGCCGTCTCCAGCCTCGCCGAGCGCCTTCAGGTGATCGGCTTCCGCACCGACGGGCCCGACAGTGCCCCGGACGAGGCCCTGTGGCGCCTGTGGCGGCACAACGGCATGGACGACGCAGCCGCACAGGCCCACACCGACGCGCTCGTCTACGGCCGTTCCTTCGTCCTCGTGTGGGCGGGTCCGGACGGCGAGCCCGTGGTGACGGTGGAGTCGCCGAAGCAGGTCGCGGTGATGCGCGACCCGGCGACGAGGAAGGTCACGGCCGCGCTCAAGCGGTGGGTCGACGTCGACCGCGCCTACGCCGTGCTGTTCCAGCCGGATCGGATCACCCGCTACGTCTCCGCGGCGACGATCGCGGACGCCACCTCGATGCCGGCGACCGGCTGGACGATCACCGAGGAGATCGCGAACCCGCTCGGCGTCGTGCCGGTCGTGCCGCTGCTGAACCGCGGTCGACTCATGGACGTCGACGGCGTCTCGGAGATGGCGGACGTCCTCGACCTGGCGGACGCGCTGAACAAGCTCGTCGCGGACATGATGGTGACCAGCGAGTTCTACGCCCGTCCGCGACGGTGGGCGATCGGCCTGGAGATCGTCGAGGACGACGACGGCAACGCCGTGAAGCCGTTCAGCGCCGCGCTCGACGACGTCTGGCAGTCGGAGTCCCCGGAGACGAAGTTCGGGCAGTTCGACGCCGCCCGGCTCGACGGCTACGCCGACGCGGTCGCGCTCGTCACGCAGCAGATCGGCGCGCTCGCCGGCCTGCCTCCGCACTACCTCGGCCTGCACGGTGACCAGCCGGCCAGCGCGGACGCGATCCGCTCCGCGGAGGCCTCCCTCGTCGCCAGGGCCTACGCCCGTCAGAAGACGTTCGGCGCCGCCTGGGCCGACGTCGCCCGTCTCATGGTCGCCGTCCAGTCCGGCGCCGATCCGACGGGCCTCGACGTCGAGGTGATGTGGGCGAACCCGGAGACCCGGACCCCGTCGCAGACCGTCGACGCGATCGTGAAGCTGAAGTCCATCGGACTGCCGCTGACGTTCCTGCTCGACGAGCTCGGCCTGACCCCGGCTCAGGCTCAGCGCGTGATCGCCGACCTCGACGACGAGGCGAACCGCACTGCCGCGATCAATGCCGCCGCGTTCGGCGTGCGGCTCTAACCGAAGGAGGGAACCACCATGACCGACCCGATCACCGAGCCCGAGGTCGTCGACGACACCGTCGAGGAGACGACCGACGACACCGTCGCCGAGGCCGCCCCGGAGACGACCGACGTCGACGACGACGCCGACGTCTTCCCCCGCGAGTACGTCCAGCGCCTGCGAGACGAGTCCGCCCGCTACCGGCAGCGCGCCTCCCGAGCGGACGACCTGGCCGAGCGCCTGCACGTCGCTCTCGTCGCCGCGACCGGCAGGCTCGCCGACCCGACCGACCTCGCCTTCGACGAGGCCCACCTCGACGATGCCGAGGCCCTGTCGAGTGCGATCGGCGAGCTGCTGAAGGCGAAGCCGCACCTCGCGTCCCGCAAGCCGACCGGCGACGTCGGCCAGGGTGCGAAGCCGGACACGAGGACGGTCTCCCTCGCCGGCCTGCTGCGATCGAGCGCGTGACCTCGTCACCGCCCACGGGTACGATGTGGGCAGGGCCTGGCGCCCTGCCTACGTCGTGGCCCAGACGGCCAGCGTGAGACCCACTCACCCTCACCACGTCTGGAGACACCATGACCACCATTTCCACCGTCACCGTGCCCGAGCTGACCGCTGAGCAGGTGCAGGCGATCCTCGTCCGCCCGCTGGAGCAGGCGAGCGTCTTCCTCGCGGCCGGCCCGCGCATCTTCGACACCAACGGCTCGCCCGTGCGCGTGCCGAAGCTCGGCGGCGCCACCGCGCCGGACTGG